TTGATGGTCAACTTGTTCCCGCCACTGAAAAGGTAGCTCAAGAGTTAGCGCAACGCGATCCTTTAGTCGCAGACTATCTAGCCGCAGATTTAATGAATGGACTCACTCGTACCGACGATGGGCGAGAGATTCCCCGAATTGATCTGGCGCTGGAAGAAATGCGACGCGATCCAGAAAGACGCGCAGCGGCATTAAAACTCTTGGGTGGGGTTGAACCGACTTCGATAGCACCAACTTGGCAAGCAACTGAACAAGAGATGTCGCAAATTACGGCGGCAATCGCTGTAGACCCTGATAACCTAACTCCGCAAGAGGAGGCACTACAGAAAGTCTACAAAGATTTGCCTTACGATAAGCGGCAATCCCTAAAGCTAAACGATCCCGAATTCATTAAGGAATATCTTGAGGAGAAACAAGACCAATTCCAAACGAAAGAGGAAAATCGGAAGGCGAGGGAAATTGAGACCCAGCGACAGCAACGAGCCGAAGCCTATCACGCCCAACAAGCGGAAGAGGCTGGGCACAAAGCTGTGGAAGAAGGGTTTAGGCAGTTGTTTACCGAGTATCGCGATAATGTTGTAGAGAACAGCAAATTCATCGCGCCGATCGATCCTCAGTCCCCGGAGGCACAAAAGATGGGGCCGGAGGCAGTGGCGCAGTTCAATCAAAAAGCTCAACAGGTAAATGCGGGTGTAGGAAACTTCGTGGCTCTAGTCACTGCCGCGCTTTCTGTTCCTGATACATCTTGGCTTGCTCAAGACGTACTCAAGGGACTGGGAGTAACTGATGAAATACTTCAGAAGTTCAACGCAGCAAGACAAGAGTACGCGAACAACACTCGTGACGCAGGGCAATTAGGTTATGGGCAGAATGGTAACGTACCGGGCGGGCTGGGAACATTACAGTCCAACGCTCGTAAAGCCGCCAGTAACCTGAAGGGTAATGGAAATGCCATTACTAAAGCGGTGAAAGCCCTGTTGAGTGATTTCTTTGAGATGAAAGCTGGCAACTACAACTCTACCTTGAACGGCGCGGCTACGGTGCGACCCCCGGTAAACGGTACAGGCTTCAATCCGGCAACCGCCCCCGCTCAACGCCCTGCGGGTCAGATATTTCTGACACGACAGGAAATTGAGCGTCAATTCGGATAAGGAGCAATCAAATGCCAGAAGTTGATAGTGTAAACAACTGGGTCGATTTCTACGCCCAGCAGCTTATTCGCTCGCAAGATTGGTCGGTGCTTGCTGCCCCCTTGTGGAATTCAATCGGTGAGATCACTAACGCCGTCGAAACCTCTCAACGGGGTTGGCGGTACTACTTCGTGAAAACCCAAGCAGGAGGGCATTCCCTACCGACTCTTGCTTCGCCGGATAACAATCGGGCAATTCCAAGTCAGTCAGACTCGATGTGGGTTGTCCCGCAGATGTATTCGATCTCAATGGTTATCGACTATCTTTTGATGGTGGATGCTGGAGGAGATCGCGGCCCAAAGAAAGCCAACGCAATGTTTAATATCCAAGAGATTGTTAAGCAGACCGTTGACGCTGCCGCCCAACATCAGGAGTTCTTCGCTTGTGGTGACGGTACGGGCGCTTTGGCTTATTCGTCTGCTTCGCTGACCGTAGTGGGCGCAGGACAGACTTTGACCTGTGATACTTCAGCAGACGCCACACCGGGCCACACCAAGGGCGCGGTGAGACTGAAGCAGAATCAGTATTATCAGAGTTTCGATACAACCACCGGACTTCCTGAAGGAACGATTCTGGTTACGTCGTCAAATAACAAAACCCAAGCTACGGTTACGCTTTTGTCCGGTGTCGTTACGTCGGGAAATCCGATCTGTGACGTAGGCGGATATATGGCCGCGCCGATGGGTGTTTCGGGATGTATTGACGACAACAACCGGATTTTCCAAGGCCGCGATACTTCGGTGGACACAGTTCTTAACTGTCCGTCGATTGATTTGAATGGCACGAAGTTCACGGTTTCGGATCGGGAGAAGGTCAAAACCCAATTAGTCGTTCTCAACATCGACAAGGGGGCGAGAGCGGGATTAACGAATCTCGTCACTCCCGGCCTAATGTCTGATTTGAGAGTGCAGGGTTATGGTTTCCATCGCACCGGCGGTGATGAACCTGTAGTAGACATCGCTGGTGGCTACAAAGACGCTGACGGTACTCGCATTCTTGAAATGTCCAACTGGGAAGAGGATCGTTCCTCGTTCTTCAAGGGTGACGCATTGGAAAAGGGCACTGAGTTCGCGTTTGGCGACATTCAACCTGACAACCTCCAGTGGCGAAATCTTCCCGGCGTAAACCTGACTGGTTCGCGCAACTACTACCGCATGTGGGGAACAAGTTGGACTATTGGCTTGAACAAACCACTCGCGGTGAGTACAGTCAAACGGGCTTCAAGTACAAACATTGTCCGCCAGGTTGACGTTGGCATGGGCGCGTAAGGAGGATAACGATGTCATATACAACTGCGTTAGCTTCCTACCAGCCGGGGCCGGGACAGAACAACGACGGCTCAGGAATGATTTACGAAGACGTAACCGTGACTGGGAGTGGTGACACGAGCGGTAGCTATGTTACAAAATTCGTGAAACAACCGATTCGCGCTCTAGGGCCGTTTGTCGTTACGTTCAGCGGACAGACGGCGAGCATTAGCGGCGCGTCTCTAACCGGAAGTGAGACTCTGAGGATTATCGGCTTCCCATGAAACTAGCACCACAGGACGGCGCGGAACGCTGGGTTCCCAACGAACCGCGCCCGTCTAATTTCGATGTTGCGGCCTACCAAAGGCTGATTGATCAAATCGTCGGCACGAGGGATGGCCGCAGCATCATTAAGCTTGCGTGGGCACCAGAGGAATTACGCTGGCGTCCGTACCCTCACGGCACAGAGCCTCATGGCTACACTTTTCCGATCTTCATTGCCTATCACGATTCGGAAGGGAACGAAGTTTCTGCTCCCCGTTGGGTTCTCTTGGAAAGAATCGAACCTGAGCAATACGCTCCGACGTGGGAAGCAACTCGTTATTCGATGTACGGAGCAGACGGTGAGACTCTGCGATTATGGGATTGGGCAGGGCCATGCCCGACAGAAAGATATGTCGAACTGAAAGCATGGTGCTACCATGACGGCAAGTGCTGTCCGTGTCTTGGAGATGAATGTAAATGTGGGCCTGAGTATTTTCATTGCTGGGGGCGATACTTAGAACCAAATGAAAGGTTACTTGATTGGATCAGAAAAACATCATGGGAAGCATTACGTGACCCAGATGTTAATCCCACTCAAGACATTAGACATTTAGAATCCGCACGGGCGCAAATGAAATTAAGATCGCAACTGATTGAAGGCCAGCAAAAGAAGATTGAAGAAGATCGCGCATTGAATGAGTTTATGCTGGATCACTGGAAACGGAAGCCAGTGTCAACCAGCGGATTCAAAGAATCAAATTCCGGTTTGTTACTGCCAAACTGAAGGAGGAATATGTCAGCCGTTATTGAGAGACAGATTAGCGAAGGTTATCCTATCGAAGGGACGCCTTTTGAACCACCCCAACTATCCCGCGACCGCGAAGCTCCGCATTTCGTTACGGTCTTAGGATCGACTATTACAGCGGAGATTGCCCAAAACCGCTGGTGGACTAAGTACGGCGGGATAGAGGTTCACAATTCTTGTCTCAAGTTCGTTAAGCACTTCCTTCGTAAAGGTCGAGTTACTCCGGTTCTGAAAGACACTCATAACTGGGTGACGCAAGATTATTGGAGGAAAGCCACTGATAGCGATCAGAGTTTTTTCCTTCGTCCCGTTCCTCAAGGGTACGTCGCGCCGGATAAGGACGAGTCAGGGGCAAAATCTGTCATTCAACCAATGTACGGCAAGATGGCCTATCCCGCCGATCAAATCAATGCGATTGTGAATGGAAGCTCCAATGCGCTGATGCGACGCAACATGGGCATCGTGGAATTAAAGACACTCCGAGGGCAGCCCTACAATCCAACTGATTTAGGTAACGGGATAAACCACGATCCTGAGATTTGGAAGATTCAAACCACGATCTTCCCGAAGTGGCCGCTCATTCCTGTTCTCTTGAACGAGACGGAAGACATTCTCCTTACTGCGCAAAGTAATACTCTGCTTCGCCCGATCATTGACGAGATGCTGAGTTCTCTTTCGGCTTTTCGGAACTATGCCGCGGCAACAGTAGAGCAGAAGCATTACATGATGAGGGAGTTGGGAGCGAAGTCTCAAACTGGCTACATTCCTCAATACAGTGATTTGGATTTTGTTCTATTGGAACAGCTAGGAATGGAGCGACAAGACATTAACATTCGCAAGAGCGTTCAAGTCGCCCCACAAGGCGATGCTGAACTTGCTCAGATGCAGAAGGAACTAGTCGCGCTTCAGCTTGAAGAGGCAAAGGCCATTGCCGAGGAACGGAAAGCTCAGAGGGCAGACGTTCCAGTGACCCCAACAGAGCGTCTACAAGCTGCTGGCATTGTTGGCGAAGAGTTCTCGGTTGATGATGTTAAAGCGCATTATGTGCCCGTGAACAAGGACACGATGGCGGCAACAGCCACGGACGAAACGCCAAGTTTTGATTGTGACTGCGGTAAGAGTTTCCCAACCGCTCAAGGCCTTGCACTTCACGAGCGAAAATGGTGTGAACTAAAGAAGAATGCCTAACATCGAAGAAATGTGCTCGAATGTGATGCTGCGCCTTGGCGACCCCAGAGCGCAGCGTCCTTCGTACTACGCCATCCTTAATCAAGTGATGACGCAGACGCGCACGATCCTCCGACATAAGCACAACACTGGAAACGTCTGGAATTACAACGATCTGATAATCTCAGTTCGGCCGAATTTGGCAACTTATCAGATTACCGCTGCTGATTTCGGAACGCCTCTAGCGGTGATTACTTACGCGCCTAATTTGGTGACGTGGATTCCGCGACTGATTCCGTTCTTTCAACCTCAGAACATGCCGCTAGATTGGGGATGGCCGACAAACATCGCAGCGGCAGCTTTTATTCCTTACGATGGATCGAATTGCACTGCGCAGAGAGTGGCGTTCTATTGGCGAAACAATCAGGCATTCATTGAAATTCAACCACTTCCTCTTTTGGTGGCTCAGTATCAAATTAAGTATCTTCAGAATAATTCAGGAACATACACGGACTCGCTTTCAAGTTCGCCAGAGTGGTCAGAAGACGCAGACCTGATAGAAGTACGGAGTGCTCTTGCTTTACTCCCGCTCACAGAGTGGGATGCGGCTGATTCGAAAGATGGCCGTGCTTACAACGCAGAACGCCGTCAAGGACTGATGCTGAGCTTGTCGGCAGAAGAAAGAGAACTGACACGGCAATTCGAGGCGGCGGCGCTTAACTTTTCTGGGCCTGCACTCACTCGCAGGTGGAATCCGTGCGTGGGATGAATGAAACAGAACCTCTCGTAAACGGCGCAGACCTTCCAACTCATCCGAGTTCAAGTACATCCCTGAAAATAGTTAAATATGGAAACGTCTATGACGATGGAGATGGAACTCCATTGCGTCGCGGAGCTTTGCATGAATCTGAGATTCAAATGTTGATGAATGGAAATCAGATGGCTCTACGGCATCTTTATCTGTACACGATCCGAGGCAAGAAAATTTATCACACGAGAAATTTAGTGACGATTGACGTTGAATGTGATGAAGCCTGAAACACTCAGAGAGATTCAAAAAGAAGTCCTGCGGATACGAGCAAGTGGGCAGTTTCGTCCGTCGAAGGGAGCGTTACTTGAGAGACAAGGGTGGGAGACGTGGCTGAAGACTCTTGGGCCGCATAGTTTCAGTGGGGATTTCTCTGATTTCCATCGCGATATATGGGATTGGTATTGGCCGCTTACTAACAAACAACGCGCAGGGCAAGCGATGGATTTGGAAGACCTGACTTATCTCGCAATATGGGGGCGTGGTTTAGGAAAAAGCACAAACGCAGAATGGCTTGCAATAGCCGAAGGATGCCTAATTGGAAAAGGGTTTGTATTGTATGTATCGGGCACGGCGGAACAAGCGGAAGCGCACGTAGAGGCCATTCGAGAGCGTATTGAAGCAGAGGGTGAATTATCTCGTGCTTATCCGGGGATGCAAAAGCCGGAAATTGGCGAGCACAAAAAGGGCAAAGGCGCGGCCTACGGTTGGCGGCAAGATTATCTAATGACGGGTAACGGGTGGGCTGTGCGGCCCGTAGGTTTGGATAAAGCAATTCGTGGTTGGAAGCGTGGGGATACTCGTGT